AGACGATGACGAAGACGGCTGATTTTCAACAATCAGCCGCAAATGACTAACCACACAGGGTGACGCTACGCCCGGATGGTTGGAACAAAGGTAGGAAACGAACTCCCTGGAGGTCACTATCTGCCGCGCAGGCTCAAGCGCAACGCCGCTCGTTGTGAAACGCCGGCACCCAAGCCTATTGGAAGGGGTAAGCATGGTTAGTCATGAGCACACGAACCTCGCTACCGAACTGAACAGGCTAGGCATAAGCGACACCGACCTAGCCGACATCACAGCGCTACTCAACGCGGGCGCATACGAACTCAGTAACACCACAAAGGGGTAAGCATGGAGATCGAGTCACGCATCCTGGTCAACAAGGCCATCGCGTCAGGGCTGAAGGCTAACCCCGATCATGTGGCCGAGTGCATCCGTGAAGCCGAGGCTGCCATGAATGTGGTGGCCCTCGAACGCAGGCGCATAGTCAACGGCATACCAAGACTGTACGACGTACGCGACAGTGCGCTAAGCAAGGACAGTGTGGAGCTGACGTTCCGCGCACCAACACGCGTCATCTAATGCCAAGGGCTAAGCGCATCTGCCCTAAGCCTGGCTGCCCTCACGTATCCGATGGGCGCTACTGCACTAAGCACAACGCAGAGTACGAGGCTGAGCGTGGCACCAGCGCAGCGCGAGGGTATGGCTCACGTCATCAACGCACACGTGCTCGCCTCAACCTCGAAGTACAACAAGGCACGACCGCATGCTCACGCTGCGGCTTACCCATCGCACCCAACACGCCATGGCATCTAGACCACGACGATGAGGACCGAGGCACATACCTTGGGCCCTCTCACGTGTACTGCAACACCGCAGCAGGCGGACGCAAATCGCACTCCTGAAACCGACCTTCGACCCTGTGGATAACCCCAGGGGAGGGGACCAAGGGCGACCCAAGCCCAGACCGCCGGTGAGGGGTCTCGGTAGTTTTCCAGTATCAAAACCTTTTTGAGAACCGTTTGCAACCTGATTGGTGGTGTTCCTGTGGCGTCTGGTGGTGCTAGGGGGAATGCTGGGCGGGTTGCGGATCCGGCGGCTTTGAGGCGCGAGCGTTCTGGTGATTCGGCGACGTGGACTGTTTTGGTTGCGCCTGATTTTGAGGCTCCGGAGTTTCCGTTGGATGAGTTGTCGAGCCGTGAGGCGACGATCTGGGCCCGGCTCTGGTTGAAGCCGCAGGCTACTGAGTGGAAGCGCTTGGGGCTTGAGGATGAGGTCGCGCTGTATGTCCGGTATTTGGCTGAGGCTGAGCGTGCTGAGGCTTCGGGTTCGGTTCGAACTTTGGTGAAGCAGCACCAGGAACTGCTCGGCTTGTCTACGGCTGGGTTGAATCGTCTGCGGTGGCAGTTGCCGGCTGGTGATGCTCCGAAGGCTGCGGTTGTGGCGCCTCGTAAGTCTTCGTCTCGTGCCCGACTAAAGGTTGTGGGGAATGACGGATGATTTCAGCATCAACTTTCCCGCCGGCCAGACTCTAGGTTTCCTCGGCGCTGACTGGATCGAAGCCCATTGTTCGGTGCCTGATGGTTTCGACAAGGGGCGCCCGTTTATCCCGTCTGATTGGCAGTTGCAGATCATTGCGAATCATTACCGGGTGAAGGGTGCGGCTAAGTGGGTTCCTGAGCGTCCTGTGTTGGCTCCTGCGTTCACTTATCGGCGTTCGCAGGTTGTGGCGCCGCAGAAGACGGGTAAGGGTCCGCTTGCGGCGGCTGTGACTCTGTTGGAGGCTGCTGGTCCGGTTGTGTTTGGTGGTTGGGCTGAGGGTGGCGAGGTTTACTCGTGCCACGCGAACGGTTGCGACTGCGATTTTGAGTTTGTGTATGAGCCTGGCGATGCGATGGGGATTCCCCGTAACACTAGCCTGATTCAGTTGGTGGCTACGTCTGAGGAGCAGGTAGACAACGTTTATCGTCCACTTCAGGCGATGGTTCGCGGCGGGGCTCTTGATTCGATCATGAAGACGGGTGAGCAGTTCGTTCGGTTGCCGAATAACGGCAAGATCGAGGCTGTTACTTCGTCTGCGATGTCTCGCCTTGGTAACCCGATTAACTTTGCGAACTTTGACGAGTCCGGTATCTACACGCAGCAGAACAAGATGGTGCGTGTTGCTCAGACGATGCGTCGCGGTCTGGCTGGTATGGGTGGGCGTTCGATTGAGTGGACGAACCCTTGGGATCCTGCCGAGAATTCGACGGCTCAGCAGACTTTCGAGTCTAAGAGTACCGATATTTACCGGTTTTACCGGAAGCCGCCGGCTGATTTGTCGTATAAGAACAAGGCTGAGCGGCGCCGGATCCATAAGCACGTGTATGAGGGTTCGCCGTGGGTTGATTTGGACGCTATTGAGGCTGAGGCTGCGGAGTTGATGGAGACGGATCCGGCGCAGGCGGAACGCTTTTATGGGAACCGGATTGTGCATGGTCTTGGTTCGTGGCTTCGTGATGGTCTTTGGGATGGTGCGTATGCCGGAAATGTTGTGGCTGCCGAACCCTGAGGCTAAGACGCGGATTTGTATTGGCATGGATGGTTCAGAGAATAACGACCACACTGCGTTGCAGGCCGAGACAATTGACGGTTTTTCGTTCACGCCCAGGTATGGGCCGGATCGGCGTCCGACTGTTTGGGATCCTGCGGAGTGGGGCGGTTACATTCCCCGCGGCGAGGTCCATGCGGCGGTCGATGAGCTGTTTGCAACGTATGAGGTTGCCCGGATGTACTGCGACCCTCACGACTGGATGTCTGAGATTGGTGATTGGTCGCTGAAGTACGGTGACGAGCACGTTTTCGAGTGGCCCACTAACTCCATTAGCCGCATGTATCCGGAGATCCGCCGGTTCGAGGTGGATTTGGCTCAGGGCCGCATCCGGCATGATGGCTGCCCGATTGCGAGCGTTCACGCCGCTAATGCAAAGAGGATCGCTAAGCCTGGACAGAAGTACGTCCTTGGCAAACCTACTGACCACCAAAAGATTGATGCCGTGATGGCAAAGATCTTGTCCCACACCGCCGCATCTGACGCCCATGAGGCCGGATGGGGCGAAGTAACCGATAACCGGATGTTCGTCTTTAGATAGGGGCCGTTGTGGCGTTAAGTACCGAACAGTCAGCCCTTGTTACGAAGCTGAACATGCAGTTGGACGCTCTTGGGCGTGATGATGAGCGCCTTGGGAAGTATTACGAGGGTTCGCAGCTCCTGGAGCATATCGGCCTTGCTGTGCCGCCTGAGTTGCGGAAGTTTGAGACGGTTATTAACTGGTCGCGGGTTGCTGTTGATTCGGTTGAGCAGCGGTTGCGGGTCAAGGATTTCATTCTTCCTGGCGAGAATGTGTCGTCGGGTGTGTTGCGTGAGCATTGGGACGCGAACAACCTTGATTCCGAGTCGGCGCTGTTGCATAAGGACACGCTGATTTATGGGCGCGGGTTTGTGTGCGTCGGGTCGAACGCTGAGGACAAGGACCACCCGCTGATTACGGTTGAGTCTCCTCGTGAGATGACTGCTGTTGTGGATCCGCGGACCCGGAGAATTAGTTCTGCGCTCCGCGTTTATGGCGGGACGAAGGAAGACCCGACCCCGAAGTACGCGACCCTCTACGAGGCAAATAGCACCGTCTGGTTAGAGAAGCAGCAGGGCTCCTGGGTTGAGACTGAGCGTGACGATCACAACCTGGGCCGGGTGCCTATTGTGATGTTCCTGAACCGGCGCCGCACTGGTGATTGGCTCGGCGTGTCTGAGATGAAGGACGTTATTCCGCTGGTTGATTCGGCGGCTCGTGCGGTCACTAATCTTCAGATTGCTTTGGAGACTCATGCGGTTCCTCAGAAGTGGGTTCTTGGCATGTCCAAGGGTGACTTTGTGGACGCTGACGGCGCCCCAATCCCCGCGTGGCAGTCCTACTATTCGGCGATCTGGGCCAACCAGAACAAAGACGCCAGCGTTGGACAGTTCAGCGCCTCGGATCTGAAGAACTTTCACGACACGATCAACCATTACGGGCAGATGGTGTCCTCCGTTACCGGCTTGCCGACAAGGTATCTCGGTCAGACTTCGGTGAACCCGGCGGCTGAGGGTGCTATCCGTGCTGATGAGTCGCGCCTGGTTTTGAACGCTGAGGGTAAGGCGTC